CATGGCCACCCATGGCAACACCGTGCTCAATGCAGCCTACAAGGCCGAGCTCGACCGGGCAAAAGCCCAGCGCATCGCCAAGTTCGATTCCGACTTTGACAGTAGCATCAGGCTGCTGGAGGCCACGGTATCGCAGGGCAGCTGGACTGACTCCAGCGGCCAGCAGCGATCCATCGACGAGCTGGCCGATGTGTTCCGCAGGAACGTGCTGACGCAGTCTCTGCTACTGGGAGACAAGGCGCTGCAGACCCAGTACAGCACCAAGTTTGAGGCGGCTCTGCGCAATGCCAAGATCAACTCGGTGACCAAGGTCTTGATCTCCGATGAGAACATGGTCGATCCAGAGCGCACTCTGCAAAAGATCAGAAGCGGCGACCTGGGCAACATGAGCCCAGTGCTCAAAGACCTGATCACCAACGACTTTGACGCTGTGGCCAAGGTGACCGCCAACTACATGGTGGCCGTCAACAATCGCAAGTCCATCGCTGATGCCAAGGCGGCAGAATCCAAAAAACAGGGCGAGGCCCAGGCCGTCAACCTGCTGGAGCAGATCTTCCCGCTGCAAGTTGGCAACCCCAAGAGGGCTGACCTTATCAAGCAGCTCACAGCCCTGCCAGAGGGTTCTGTGCCTATTGGCACGCTCAAGGAGCTGCTGGAGCCCAAGCAGGCAGAGACCAACCAGGCTGTCTACTTCAACCTGCTCAACGGCATCTACAACAACACGGTCACCGACCCCAAGCAAATCTGGGGGCTGGTTGGCAAGGGTATCGACGGCAAGGATGCGGTGGCCGCATTGAAGATCTTGCAGGCCGATGACCGCCGCGACAGCGCAGACCTTGATCGCGGGATCTCGCAACTCGCCGGTATCCCCGTCATCCCAGGCAGCGTGGTGGTGCTTGACCCCAAGGGCGAGGAGTTCAAGCGCCGCAACGAGCTCAAGGCCCAGGCGCTGCAGATCCAGGCGGCGGCAGCAGCCGAGGGCAAGACCCTGACATCGCGCCAGATCCTGGCCCAATTGGAGGGCGGCCTTGCTACTCGCCGAGGCACCGAGGAGGCCAAGGCCGCGAGGAAGTCTCTGGAGGTGTTTGCGAAAATGGATTGGATTAATGGGCCAATCACCACCGAAACGCTGCCGGCGCTGGAGCGCAAGGCAGGCACTGACAAGTCCAAGATGCAACAAATCAATCGCATCAAGCAACTGCTGAAGCAAGCAGCGGGAGAGCAGTAATGGCCTACAGCGCAATCGAAGACAAGTACCTGTCGGCCCTGACCGCTGTCCAATTCCCAGACGCGCCGGTTGAGCCGGTGATGCCAGAGATGGCAGCGCCAGGCGAGCAGCCTGGTGATGTGCTGCTGGCCGCTGGCCCGAGCCAGACCATGACCGATGCCGGTGGTGGTGGACTCCCGGTGGATAGCATCAAGCCGTTTGATCCAACCATCAGGCAGCGCCTGTCTGACTTCTTGCAGGCCGGCTTTGAAGGCCTGGGCATGAACCGCTACAAAGCTCGCCAGAACGCTCAATCGATCATTGGCGGCCCCAGTAGCAACCTGCCTCTGAGCATGGGCCTGGCAGACGTTGTGCCCTTCCTGGGCACCACCATGCAGACCGAGGAAGCCGCCATCATGGGCGGCGAGGCTGTCGAGTCAGCCAAGCAGGGCAACTATGGCATCGCCGCCTTGCAAGCTGGTGGTGCCGCGATTGGAATGATCCCTGGTGCTGTCGGTACGGTAAAAGGTACAAAGGTTGCAGTCAAAGGCGCTAAGGCTACAGGCAAGGCGCTGGCCCCCAAGGCTGGCGAGATGCTGGGCAACTATATGCAGCGCACGGGCCTGCAGTCCAACCTCATGGCCTACCACGGCACCCCGCACAGCTTCGACAAGTTCGACTCAAAGAAGATCGGCAGCGGCGAAGGGGCGCAGGCATACGGCTTCGGGCTGTACTTTGCTGAGAGCAAGGATGTCGCTGATAGCTACAGAGTACGACTTGGGTATGACCCGGCCAAAATGAAGGTCGGTGGCAAGCAGATCAATGAGGTTTACAGCTCTATTGAAAACGCCGCTGCCAGGATGCCAGCACAGAAAGCACAAGGCGAGTACGAAAAGCTGGAACTGCTTGAACGTCTGATGATGAATGACATGCCTGGTGATGTATTGCAGGCGGCAGATCAGATGTCGCCTGCAACCAAAGCATGGTTTGAAAAGTCGGTGAAGCCTTCGTTTGAGACTTACGGAACACTATACACAGTGGACGTTCCAGATGAGGTGGTTGCCAAGATGCTGGACTTTGATGCGCCAATCGGCAGCCAGAGCCAAGAGATCCAAGCCCTTGCCAAACGGTACAACCTACAATCAGAAGACTTGGGTGGTGATCTGCTCGCTGCCGCTAAAGGCAAGACCGCTGCTGGGGCACAGCGTTTGCGTGAGGCTGGCATCCCTGGTGTCCGATACCTTGACCAAGGCAGCCGACAGAATCAGCAAAGCACCCGCAACATTGTGGTGTTCCCAGGAGGCGAGGAACAAATTAAGATCCTGAGCCAAGAAGGGAACAAGTAAATGGCGATCCAACCCCTTGAACAACGACTAGGCCAGATTTTGCCTGGCGCTGCGCCTGGCACCCCCGCCGACCAGATCCCCCTGGAGCCCATGCCAGGCGCGGCCCAGGACATGATGGCCGAGCCCCCGCTGGATGCCGAGACCGGCACCCCCAGCATGACCGAGGGCGTGCAGGTTGCCGGGCCAGCAGATGCTTTTTTCCGCAGGCTGATCACCAAGCAGGCCACCAAGGCCGAGCGCAATCTGGTGCCAGAGGCAGCCCGTGCCGCTGAAGGTACTCTGCCCGATGCGGCCAAGGCTGGCCGCTTCAAGCTGATCCCAGAGGCTGACCAACTCCTGACGGGGGAGGTCGAGCGCGCCGTCAGCCGCCGGCAGACCTTTGGCATCACCCAGGGCAAGCCGGGCGGCACGCCTGATGAGCCGTTCAACCTGTCGCGCTACCAGACCGAGGATGCCGCAGCCATTGTGGGCGGCGTGGCTGATGCGCTGAACATCAAGACCAAGGCGGTGACCTTCGACGAGATCAAGGCCAAGGCCGCCGAGTCTGGCATCAGCGAGGCCTTCCTGTCCCGCCTGATCGGCAGCGATGGCAAGATGATGGCCAACGCCGTCGAGACCTACAAAGCGCTGGAGGTGCTGGAGTCCAGCGCCAACGAGCTGGATCGCCTGTTCAAGCTGGTCAACTCTGGCCAGGCCACCGATGTGGACAAGCTGGTGCTGCGCCAGCAGATCGCCTTCCACGGGCTGATCCAGCGCGGCGTGAAGGGCATCCAGACCGAGACCGCCAGGTCGCTGGCCGTGTTCCGCATCCCCCGCGACGGCAACGCTGCGGTGGTGCGCCAGGTCATCGATGAGTACGGTGGCGATGCTGCCCTGGCAGACATGGCCAAGTCCTACCTGACGCTGGAGTCGCGTGCAGCCCAGAACGCCATGATCGAGAAGTCGATGATGTCTGGCGTGAAGGATGTCTGGTTCACCACCTACATCAACGGGCTGCTGTCAAGCCCGGTATCGCATGCCAAGAACATTGTGTCGAACACCATGTTTGGCCTGTACCAGATCCCGGAGCGGGTGGTCGCTGCCTTCTACGGCAATGTGCTGCCGCCAGGTGTGCGCTCTTGGAAGTCGCTGATGCCCGGCAGCGAGGCCGAGAAGATCGGCTACGACGAGGCGCTGACCATGATTCAGTCGCTGCGCAACGGGCTGGTGGAAGGCTTTGATCTGGCGGCCACTGCATTCAGGAAGAACCAGCCAAGCGACTTGATGAGCAAGATCGAGGCGCAGCGCGGCACCACCGTGCCGTCGATCAGCTCGGCTGCGTTTGGCATCGAGCAGGACAAGTGGCTGGGTAAGGCCATTGACTACTACGGCACCGCAGTCACCCTGCCCGGCAGGCTGCTGATGTCCGAGGACGAGTTCTTCAAGGGCGTGCTCTACCGCATGGAGCTCAACTCCCAGATCACCAGGCGCGGCAAGGCGGTCTACCGCGATGCGCTGGACTCAGGCCTGCCAGAGGCCGATGCCATGGCCAAGGCCGAGGCCGAGATCCTGAGCCTGTTCCAGAACCCGCCACGCGATCTGGACGAGGCGGCATCACTGTTCGCCCAGAAGGGCACCTTCACCGCTGATCTGCCGCCGGCGCTCAAGAGCTTGCAGCAGACCTTCAACCACCCTGCCCTCAAGATCGTGGTGCCGTTCTTCAAGACCCCGGCCAACATCGGGCTGCAGGTCATCGAGCGCACCCCGTTTGCCCCGCTGTCATCACAGTGGCGCGAGGAGATCGCCAAGGGCGGCGTGTACCGCGACATGGCCCTGGCCAAGGTGACGCTGGGCTCGGCAGTGCTGGCCACCTTTGGTGCCCTGGCCGCCGAGGGCAGCATCACCGGGCGCGGCCCTGAGCGCAAGGCCGACCGAGATGCGCTGCTGCGCGACGGCTGGCAGCCCTACTCCCTCAAGATCGGCGACAAGTACTACAGCTACAGCGGCATGGAGCCGATCTCTGCGCTGCTGGCCATCGCCGCCGATTATGCCGAGTACGCCAAGCATGAGCTCGATGCCAGCAAGATCGAAGAGGTCTTCCTGGGCGGCACCTACGGTCTGTACGAATACCTCAAGGAGCAGCCCTACCTGCAAGGCGTGGCCGAGGTGGCCAAGCTGATCGGCTCAAACCAGCAGGGCCAGGTGGACGGCAAGAAGATCGTGGACGGCCTGGTCAAGCAGTTCGGCGGCTTTGTGATCGGGGGCTCGCCTGCCGGTGCCTATGGCTCGCTGCTGGCTGGCATCGAGCGCCTGTCCGACCCGACCAACCGCGACACCAGGGCGAGCCCCGAGCTGCCCATGGGCGTGCGCGGGTTTGTGGAGGCCTTCAACAAGTACAAGTCCAGGCTGCCCTACTTCAGCGCCGACCTGCCAGAGGCGCTCAACCTGTGGGGTGATCCGACCAAGTCTGGAACCGGCGCGGCCTACGAGCTGGTGCTGCCAACTCGCGTGACCCCGCAGCAGTTCTCCGAGGTGGACGATGCGCTGGTGCGCATGGGATCACCAATCGGCATGCCAGAGCGCAAGATCGACGGGGTCGAGATGGATGCCTTCCAGTACAACCGGCTGCTGACCATCTACGGCAAAGAGCTGCCGGCCAAGCAGGAGATCCTGAACATCATGCAGACACCGGGCTTTGACCTGCTATCGCTGGATGATCAGCAAAAGACCGTGCAGCGCGTGCATTCCAAGTTCATTGACGCCGCGAGGAACATGCTCAAGGCAGAGGATCCCAGGCTGCAGGTCAAGATCGACGAGCTCAGAGAGCTGCGCAAGGCCAACGGGCTCTATTACAAGCCTGACTAAAACCGTACAATTCTCAATCGGAAGGAATGAATCATGTCCGTGCCAATCAGTAACGTGACCCGCAGGCAAGTCTATGCACCCAGCGGTGCTGGCGGCGCTGGCCCCTATGCGTTCACCTTTGAGATCCTGGCCAACACCGACATCGCCGTCTACAAAGACGATGTGCTGCTGACGCTGACCACCCATTACACGGTCACCATCAACGCCAACGGCACCGGCTCGGTGACGATCACCGCAACTGGCTTGGCTCTGGCCCCGACCAGCCCAACCCAGTACGCCATCGTCGGCAACCGCACCATCTCCAGGACGACTGACTTCACCACGGGCGGTGACTTCTTTGCCAATACGCTGAACGACGAGCTCGACCAGCAGACCATCTTTGCCCAGCAAAATGCCGAGGGCTTGCAGCGTGCTCTGAGCGCACCGCAGACAGACCCGACCAGCATCAACATGACGCTTCCACGCGCAGCGCTGCGTGCCGGCAAGAACCTGGCATTCGACGACAACGGCAACCCCACACTGGGCGATACGCTTGGAACCAATCGCGGCAACTGGGCGGCAAGCACGCTGTACTATGTCCGAGACATCATCAAGGACACCAGCAACAACAACATCTGGCAGTGTCTTGTCCAGCACACATCAAGCGGATCGCAGCCGATCAACACCAATGCCGACAGCGCCAAGTGGTCGCTGCTGGTGGACGCGGCATCTGCGACCACATCGGCCAACAACGCAGCCAACTCTGCAAGCGCGGCATCGACCAGTGCGGGCAATGCCTCGACTTCTGAGACCAATGCGTCGAACAGCGCCACGCTGGCATCGCAGTGGGCATCGCTCACTACCGGCCAGGTTGCCTCGACTGACTACTCCTCGAAAGCCTGGGCGCTCGGCGGAACTGGTGTGACAGATACCGCCAGCCGAGGTGCTGCAAAGGAGTGGGCCACCAAGACCGGCAGCACGGTGGACGGCACCGAGTACAGCGCCAAGCATTACGCCTCTGCGGCATCGACCTCTGCAGGTAATGCGTCAAGCAGCGCGACGGCTGCTGCAGGGAGCGCTAGCTCTGCCGCTGCATCTGCCGCCGCCGCTGCCACCGCGCTCGACAACTTCGACGACCGCTACCTGGGCCAGAAGGCCAGCGACCCGACGCTCGACAATGACGGCAATGCACTGCTGACAGGTGCGCTCTACTTCAACACCACCAACCGCATCATGCGGGTCTATGACGGCACGCAGTGGCTGGACGCATCGTCGGCCCTGCCCGTAGTAATGAAGACCTACACCTTCGTGGCCACGGCTGGCCAGACGGTCTTCACCGGCAACGATGTCAACAGCTCGCCCCTCGCATTCACTGCGCCCTATCTCATCGTGTCGCTCAACGGTGTGGAGCTGCGGCCCACAGCCGACTACACGACCACCAGCGGCAACACCGTGACGCTGACCAGCGCCGCCGCTCTAAACGACGAGGTTCAGATCCAGGCGTTTACCAGCTTCAACGTGGCCAACATCCAGGCCGACAACGTGACGTTCCTGCAAGCAGGCACTGGTGCTGTGTCGCGCTCAACGCAGGCCAAGATGCGCGACACGGTGAGCGTGAAGGACTTCGGCGCGGTGGGCGATGGGGTTACGGATGACACTTTGGCCATTCAAAGAGCGATTGACTATGGCTATTTAGTTGCCAAGGCCGTGTTTGTCCCGTCTGGCACATATATCTGCGGGCAGATTACAACTTACCCAACCACGACGATTATCGGAGAGGGTCGGCAGGCAACCAACTTCGCATGCAAAGCTGGCACAACCGGCAAGTGGTGGTCGGATCGTGGCAATGGCGCGCAAAAGCTCATGCTTTCTGGGCTGGCATGGTACGCCAACAATGAAGCAGGCCTGACCCACGGCGCGGAATTCGGAAACACTGGTGTGCAGTTTGGGACTGAGGGCATTTTGCAAAACCTATGGTTCCGCGATGTGCCCAACGGCTACGCGCTATTGTGCAATGGCAATGTCGGGTTTTTTGAGACGATCACGACTCAAAACAGTCAGTACGGCGCAAAGATTCTTGGCAACGCCAATCAGGTGCAGAACTTGGTTGCGATGGAGTGCGACACCATTGCCGTCGATTTATCCGGGTGCGATGCGAGAGGCGTCCATGTGGAAGCCACGCTTTCCGGCGGCGTCCCCATCAAAATCTACGGAGACAGCAGTGTTCACGACTTGGTGATTTCTAGCGCCAATGGGGCATCACACTCCATGCTCATAGAGGTCGATAACAGCGTATACACTGCCGAGTGGGCGGTAGAAAATGTCTTGCTGCTTGGCACAGGGTACACAGTCACCAATGGAATTCTGAAGGTCGGGGCCAACTACTACGGCGGAACCACGCCGAGCGCATTCAGCGGGGCGTCATATAAACCACAGATGCGGGTTTATGGTGACACCTTTGAGGTCAAGTACCAACAGCTTCAGTGCTTCACCCTCCGCATCTACAACAACGCCGGAACGCTGCAACATCGGATCACCGACAGCAACGGCGGCGTGTTGCCGACATTCTCAAACAAGATTACTGGCGCTTCTGCGACCTATCAAAACACGCCAACCGCAACCGATGCGACAACCGCCTTTGCGTTTGGCGGGAAAATCAGCACCGTTCTTACAAATGGCTTCATATTTAACACCGCTGCACAAGTGCCGGCCAGTGGATTGTTTATAGCGAACATTGTCTACAACAACACTGGAACAGCAATGTCTGCGCTGCCGATTTTTGACACGTTGAATGTAAACGGCGTGACACGAAACAGACTGCTGTTCACGCTTTACAACCCGACTACAGGCGCATCTGTTCCGATCAACACGACCAACATTCCCGCAGGAAAAGTTGTGGACATTTCGTTTCTTGGCTGTTTGCAGTAACCATTGACTCTTTGATGATGCCCTGCCCAGCACCACATGAAATGTTTATGTCACGTTAAAAAACGAACCAGCAATCGTAGGCCCGGCTGGGCCTTTCAGAACATCGAAAGGAGCCCGGTATGGGACGATCAAGAGAAGTCGCAATGTACGAGCGTGGTGCCTACACGCCGACCTGGACGGGGTCTACAACGAACCCGGCCATCGGCAACGGCACGATCACTGGCCGCTACATGCGCCACGGCAAGACGGTCACTGCGACCATCAACATCGCCGCTGGCAGCACCACCACCTTCGGCAGCGGCAACTGGATCTTCACCCTGCCCTTCACTGCTGACACCACCGTTAGCCCCATCGGCTCTGTGCAGATATTCGACGCGAGCACCGGCACTGTCTACGTTGGCCTTGTCGTCAACATCAGCAGCACGACCATGGTGCTCTACAGCCACAACACCACCGCAGCAGTAGGAGCTGCTGTTCCGATGACCTGGGCGACCAGCGATGCCTTGCGGCTGACCTTTACCTATGAGGCTGCGTGATGGCAACTGTCAACGCAACAGACGCACGCTTGAGCACGCATGAGGAAGTCTGCGCGATCAGGTACGAGCAGATCAATGCTCGGCTCAAGCGCATCGAGGGCATCCTCATGAAGACAGCAGGGGTCATGCTGGTCAGCATGGCCGGGACGATCTTCGCAGCGATCTGGATCACAAAATGATTCCAAGAGACAAGCTCCAGCACTTAGCAATGGGTGTCGGCTCAACAGTTGCGCTTGGTGCAATCCACTTCTTGCCTGTGGGTTTGGCTGTCGCAATCGGGGGAATCGCTTTTGGCGTGTTCTACGAGCTTCAGCAGTGGTATCGCAAAGAGGGTCAGCCTGATGTTTGGGATGCCATCGCAACATCATCGCCCGGCGTTGTCGCCGGGATAGCACTGGAGTTGATGAAATGATTGACCCGATCACCGCCCTTGCAGCCATATCGTCGGCAGTTCAACTTGTCAAGAAGGTATCGAAGACAGTTGACGATGTGACCTCGCTTGGGCCGGTGTTGGGAAAGTACTTCGACGCCAAGGAGCAGGCCATCGAGGTGGTCAAACAGGCCAAGGCGGGTGGCTTTAAAGGCTCGGCGTTGGGCCAGGCGCTTGAGCTTGAGATGGCGCTGGAGCAGGCCAGAGAATTTGAAGAGCAGGTCAAGATGCTGTTCTTCCAGAGCAACAAGATGGATGTGTGGCAGCGCATCACAGCCCGTGCCAAGCAGATGGAAGTCGATGCAGCTCATGCAGCCAGGCGCAAGAAGGAAGCAGACAAGAAGCGCAGCGAAGAGATTGAAGAGGCCATCACGCTAGTCATTGGTGGCGTCCTGGCTGTGGCTTCTACTGGCGTCATCGCGTGGGTCATCGTTGAACTGATGAATGGGTCTGTGCGATGACCAGGTCAGAGCTTGAGGTCATCATCAAGCGGCGTGCTGCCATCACGGTGACGGTCTTTGCCGCGCTGCTGGCGATCAACACCATGCTCGGCAACAGCAACAGCGGCAAGGTGCTGACCAACACCATCCAGGCGAATAACCAGTGGGCTTGGTATCAGGCCAAGAACGTCAGGTCTGTGATCTACGAAACCGCTGGCCGCGCAGACGCTGCCGCCAGGATGAAGATGGACATGGAAGACATCATGGCCAAAGCGCACGAGCTTGAGGAAGAGCGCGACCACGCCAAGAAGCGCAGCCCCTACTTCACCTTTGCCGGGTCTGCTCTGCAGATCGGCATCGTCTTATCGACTGCGGCCATCCTGGCCGTGACCATGCCGCTGTTCTGGGCCAGCGTTGCGGTGGGATCTGGCGGCGCTGCCCTGATGGCCTTTGCTTTGTACGGAGTCTGACATGCTGACCCTTCTCTCGACTGTCGTTTCATTCCTGATGGGTGGCCTGCCCAAGATCCTGGACTTCTTCCAGGACAAGTCCGACAAGAAGCATGAGCTGGAGCTGGCAAAGATGCAGACCGAGCGCGAGCTGCAGATGCTGGAGCGCGGGTATGCCGCCCAGGCGCGGGTCGAGGAGATCAGGCTCGACCAGATCCAGGCGCAGTCCGAGATGCAAGTGCAGCAGACGCTTATCCAAGCGCAGCAGGCTGAGATGCAGGCGGTCTACGCCCACGACATGAGCCTCAACGAGGGCACCTCGACCTGGATGAAGAACCTGCGAGCCAGCGTGCGGCCCGTCATCACCTACGGTTTCTTCTTCCTGCTGGTGGCCATCGACCTGGGCCTGTTCTGGTACGGCTGGACTCGCGGCGTGGACTTCATGGTGCTGGCCGACATGCTGTGGGATACCGAGACCGCCACGCTGTTTGCCAGCATCATCGCCTTCCACTTTGGTGGCCGCGCATTCGGGAAATGAAAGTCTCAGACCGGCTGATCCAGATGATCAAGCACGACGAGGGCGTGCGGGTCAAACCGTACCGCTGCCCTGCCCTGCTCTGGACGGTGGGCGTGGGCCATGTCATTGATCAGACCCACATCCGGGTGCCGCTGGAGGAGCGCAAGAACCTGCCAATCCCGGCTGGCTGGGATCGCACCCTGACCATGGAGGAAGTCAATGCCATCCTGGCAAAAGACCTTGAGAGCTTTGAGCGCGGTGTACTGCGACTTGCTCCTGCTTTGGCTGGTCATCAAAGTCGGTTCGACGCTTGCGTCAGCTTCAGCTTTAACGTAGGTCTGGGCAACTTCCAGCGCTCGACCATCCGCATGAAGATCCAGCGCGAGGAGTGGGACGCTGCAGCAGATGCCTTCCTCATGTGGACAAAGGCCGGGGGCAAAGAGCTCCCCGGCCTTGTGAAGAGAAGGAAGGGCGAGCGAGCCCTGTTCCTGTCTACTGCGCCGCTCCCAGCGCATTGAGCCGCTTGCTGTAGGCAGCGGTGTGCCTGATCCGCTTGACCAGATCCACGCGCTGCAGCGTGGGCTCATTGACCTCCCTGAGCTCTCTGATCGCGGTCATGCGCTCGCGTGCTGGCCGCTTGCCTGCCCTGGCTGTCTTGTCGGCCAGGTCTTCGTAGGCATCCTGCCACTCCTCCAGGGTCTCATGCACTGAGAACGGCTGCTCCTTGCCTGGCACCTTGAGCTGGTAGCCAATGGCGGTGGCCACGGGCTCATCATCATCCAGGCTGGTGTCGGGCAGCGGCTGCAGATCGACATGCTCGACCTCGGCATGCGGGATCTCGGCCAGCACCTCGACCGGCTCTGGCTCGACCGTGTCTGCAAAGGCGGCCTCGATGATGGCCGGGTTGGTTGTCTCAGCCGGGATGGCCAGCGGCGCAGGCTTGGCCACCATGTCCAGCGGGTTGGCTGGCTTGGCCGCCGGCCTGGGCTTGGCTTCGTCTGGATAGTCCTGCGCTTCCTCGGCGGTGATCAGCCCCTTGAGCACATCCGGGAACGCATCGCGCAGCGCGAAGCCGCGAGCTCGCATCTGCATCATGCGCTTGGGGTAGGCCGACCATGGCCCCTGCTTGCCCCACAGGCCGGCACGCTTGGCATCCTCGACGCTGAACTTGGCGGTCACCGGCTTGCGGCCCTTGCGCTTGGCCACACAGACCGCCACCGGGTTGGGCGTGCCCTCGCCCTCAAAGTATTCCTCGACATCCTCGCAGACGCTGCTGGCCTGCACCAGCGCCATGGCTGCGTCACCGTAGACCGATGGCTTGCCGTTGATCACGGCGATGTTCTGCAGCGCCTGCATGGGTGCCAGCCCCATCTCATAGCCCCACTGCACGCAGACCAGAATGTCCTGGGGCTTGCCCTGGTAGGCCTTGGGCACCATGCTGGAGCTGGCCAGCAT